AATTTGTTTTGCATAAATCTTCTTACCGTTCATTTCATAACGACCAGCCACATTCTTCCATAGACCACCAAGTTCTCCTAGTTCTAGAAGACCATAGTATCTATCAAGACCTCTTTCATCATAGTAGAGTCTTATCTCTACTTGTTGATTCTCTTTACTTAAACGTGATTTAGCAGTCTTAGCCTTGATAATGTTTCCGATGATGTCTTTTCCATCTTTCTCTTTCTTTTTGCTGAGATATACGATTGTACTTGCAGCGTACTTGAGTCCACTACCTCCTCCCATTTCTTTAGTTGGAACATAAGCTCCGATGACATCGTATGTGTGATTTGTGACAATAAGTGGGACATTCGCTTGACCTAATTTAAGTGTTAACATTCTAAATGCACCTTTGACAAGTTGAGATTTAGTCATATCTCTGACTTGTTTATCATCGAGTGCATCTCTGATTTCTTTTTCTGTAGAAAGCATACCTAATGAGTCTAACACAAACATACAAGGTTTGCGATCCTCTTCAGATGTCTTTAGATATATATCAACTGCACGTAGAGCTTTACTTCTGAACTCTTCTATTGTAACTACATTTACAACAACAAGTCTCTCTTGATCAATTCCACGAGATGCAAGTAATCCCTTGGTGATTGCAGCTTCAGTATCAAAATAGAGACAATACCCATCAGGGTTAGTGTCCAAAAAGTTCTTGACAACAGCAAGGGCAAAGTAAGTCTTTCCAGTAGAGCTTTCACCAGCGATGGCAGTAATCTTATTACTAGAAACACCACCATAAATGGAACCGCTAACCACTGCATTAAAGATGTATGATCCTGTGTCGATGAATCTTTCTGTTTCATCTATGTCCGCTGCAATTTGGGTGTACTCATCACCAATCTCTTTTACTATTTCTTTTAAAAAATCCATACTATTCTGTAATGTCGTATTCAATAGTTACAGTTTTGGAAGATCTACCCATACTATTACCATAGGTACTGTATGTAATCTTACCATTTAACTGTCTTGCGATACCGTCAAGTTCCTGTAGAAGTTCTTTTTCAAGATCATCTGTAGGATCATAATGTTTATCTATTTTCATTATATCACCATTCCGTGTTTTTCACGAAGTATTTTTTTATAAGGCCCGCCAGGATTCTCATCTCTGACTTCCTGTATCAATCTTAATTTACGAGTCAATTCTGTGTCTACATCAGATACAGATTCAATAATGACTTCTAGTTCTTTATCATCGATTGGTAAATCCATTAGTCCTCCTTAATATAACATGGAACTCCAGCGGGGTCTAACCACTTGGTATATTCAAAATCATCAATCGCAGTTTTGAACTGCATGAAGTTGTCACAAAGATACATGTCTTTGTAACCATTGTAATTATTCCACTTCTGAATACGATAATCAGGTTGACCATTTTCAAGTGGATCAGGCATTTTTACATACCTGTAGGGGTCATTTTGTACTAGGACTTCAATCATGAAAAAAAGGATTCCAAACTAGCTGTTTTCTCTACATTCCATTGTATCACATCTAGGATAATTTTCAAGGGGTCTAAGAAACTTTTTTCAAACTGGAGGTCGTAATCTATATATTTTTCAATGCCAATCTCTCTTGGAAAGTCTTGAATGAATGACATTACATTCTCATGTATAGGATTTGGACTCCGAAGATAACAGAATTTGACCTTCTCTCCATTACCAATTAGAGAATACTTTCCTTCCAATCCAAGTCTCTTGACATGATGATTGAATAGAAGAGATCCCCTTGCATGAATCGGTGTTCCCTTTTCATAGATTGCATTTCTACCTTTATACTTGACAACATCACTTACAGTTCTGGGAAATGATATTTCTTCTGGTGGTAATGATCTAAACTTCTTACGAAACTGATCTATGAAATCAATCATCTCGTCTTCTGTACCACTCATCATCACTTTCAATGCGTCTTTAATAGCTTTACGACATGGTGCAGGGGTCGAAGACTTGACAGCTTCGATACCCATGATCTTGAGTTTGGGTTCACTATATCTTACACCTTCACTATCCCATACATTTAAAATATATCTTTTCTTTGCAGTCCAAATACCACGATCAGCGATATTCTCCCGCTTCATGATCATCTTCTGGTCATAGGCATTGACGTAACGGGCCAACGTTTCATAAGAACTCTCAATATACTTCTCAAATTCCACCTCACAGATCTTGTTAAGGAACCCAACAACACTCTCAGTAGTCTTTTCTCGTTCTTTGTATATAACCTCGACCAGAGGCCCAAGATTGAGATAGATAGAATCAGTATCAGAAGCAATGACATAATCAACATCCTTTGTTTTTAATATATGGTTAATTTTTTGGTTCATTCGGTTCTCTATCCAACGAATAGAAACCTGACCAGAGAGGGTTATCGCCTCAGCATTCTCTAATTTATAATAACGGAAGTACTGATTGCCGATAGCACCATAAGCAGAATTAAGAGAGATCTTTTTCGCCATTTGGATGTTGTTGCACCTTGCAATTTCCTTCTCCAATGATTTACTGGGATTCTTCTCATAAGCTTTCTTCGCTTTAATCATTCTGTTCTTATATATGACACGTTCGTCATAGTATTTCTGCATAAGTTCAGGCAGAAATCCTCTCTTATCTCTGCGATACATTGCACCATTGGCACATACCGCATTGTCTTTATAGAGTTCAAAGTTTATCTCTTCTGAGAGTATTCTATCAACAGTGGCTGATGGATGTCTCTGTTCAATAAGTGTCTCAGGAGAGATATTATATTGCATGATAAGGTGTGGATACAGAGAGTTAAGGTCAAAGGATACCACCCAATCATATTTGCCTGGGATAGGTTCTTTTACATAAGCTCCTGCATACTTTTCATCTTTCTTAGATCCTACCTTTTGAGGTATTGCAATATTTCTTTTCTTGAGTTCATTGTATATGATACAATCCCATAGTCGGACTTGGAAAAAGATATCCTGATAATTAACTTTTGCATCATAGGCCATGGTCAATGCAAGTTCAATCAACTTAAGTTTGTCTTCAAGTCTGTCTACAAGTTTTACGTCAATGATGTTGTATTCTACAAACTTCTGCCATCCTTTTGTGTAGAAATCTTTGAATGTATCAAACTCAGAGTGATCTAATTTCTGTTGTCCTAACTCTTGTTGTGCAATATAATCCAAACGGAAACTTTCTTGGTTAGGTGTACCAGGCGACCACTTGTAAAGACGCATGTAATCTAGAACAGATACACCACCAATATCAACTATAAAGTTCTTACGACCTCTTACAACAATATCACTTTGAGTTACAAGTCCCCAAGGTGATAATCTTTTCATAAGTTTAGATCCCAACACTCGATTGAGACGGCCAGTGATGTAAGGTATATCAAAGAACTCACAGTTCCAACCAGTAACAACATCTGGAGTGTTTTCAATCCACCATTGTATGAATGAATTTAGAAGATGATGTTCATCATTACATAGACGATAATCTACGTTGTCATGTGTATTATTAAATGACTTAGTTCCCCATGTAATTATTTCTTTAGTAGTATAATCTTGTATAGTTACAAGTAGTATCTCTTCTGAGGCAGACTCAACATCAGGGAATCCATTCTCAGATTTGGTTTCAATATCAATCGTAACTAATTTAATTTTACTGATGTCAAATTCAATCTGATCTTCTGGATAGTTGTCAGAAATAAATTGGTAGATGAATCTTTCAAACCCATATAGTTTGAATCCATCTACACCATCATATTTTGATATGAACTCTCTAGTTTCTTTTATAGTGCCAGGTTTGACTGGTTCAACATAGTCGCCAGTCAATGTTTTGTATTTTGTTTCACGTTTAGATGAAACAAACATTGTTGGTTTATATACATCCCTGTTTGAGAACCTTTTACCATCCTCATAGCCACGAATCAAGATCTGATCCCCGACCATTTGAACGTTAGTGTAAAATCTCATTAGGTAATTGACAAATAGTAATCAAGTAAATCTTTGGTCGGCTCGACAAATGTAAGAACATCATCCGACCTGATCATTATAACATCCTGTTTTGTAAAATTCAACCATTCAATTATTCTTTCCTTTGGGGTTTTACCCTCAATGACTAATTTTGGTTTTATAAGTTTACAATCAGGTTCTCCTATCTCTTGTGTCACGGAAGTAACTTCAGAGATAAGAATCTGTTCATTCTTTAGTATCAGTATCTGTATGTTCTTCATTTAATAATTCTTGTTCGATTACAGTGTTTGTTGGTTTTACTTCATCAGTTACTGCAGCAAT